TTCACGCGTAACCGTAAGGACTTAGGGCGAAACAAATACGGGCGGGATTATCCGCCCTTCTTTCTCTCTTTCACGTCGACGCCGCCGGCCCTATCATTCTGTCATCACTTCGCAACCGGGAACCATTCCCACCATTCGCACCGGTTGAATTATGGCTAACCTGTCAGACGCCCAGAAAATTGCACGCCTCGAACGGCTCAAGAGCTTGGGCATTGTCTCGACGTCTGCGGATGGCGTATCGACCACATTTAGCCCGAAGGGCGTAGCTAGGGCACTCCGCCAGCTGAGAGCCCAGCAGCCAGACCAACGGAACCGCCGGCCCATTGCCTCTCGCATCAGGTTGACATGATCAAAGCCGCACTGAACGCCGTACTCAGGGCAACCGGGTATGGGTTCAACATCCTGGACAGCAGCCGCAACCGCCGCCGGTTGCATGTCGGCCGGCTCAAGTCGGATGACAAGGCCCTGGCCGGGATGAAGCGTAGCCAGCTGATGGCGATTTGCCGGGACATTGACCGGAATTTTGCCGTAGCCGCCTGGATGGTTCGCCGCCACTTGGACTTTGTTGCCGACTTCAATTTCAACTGCCGAGAGAAGGACAAGGGGCTCCGCCGCGACGTAGAGGACTACGTCCGCACGCGGGCCAAGAAGGATAACTTCGACCGGGCACGCCGTCACGACTTGGGCCGCTGGATTCGGTTATTCGAAGCTCGCGCCGTCCTGGACGGGGATGTATTTGGGGTCAACCTGGCAGATGGAGCCTTGCAAGCACTCCAGGCCGAACGCTGTAAACAGCCGTCACCAAAGGCCGTACGAAACAGCCGCTACAAGCAGCTGGACCGCTGGGAGTATGGAGTCTACACAGACAACGGCCTGGCCTCTCTTGCCTACAGCTTTTCGGCCGGCAAGAAGGACGAACCGCGAATCATCCCGGCCGGCAGGATCACGCATCACGGATACTTTCGGGAGTTCGATCAGACCCGCGGGACGTCCTTGATTGCTTCTGGCCTGGAAACGCTGGTTGATACTTACGAAGTCGTCGATTATGGGGTTGCGAAAGCGAAGGTAAGCCAGTTGTTCGCGCTGAAGATCACGCGTACTGGCGACGACGCGCCGGCACCTATCAAGAAGATTGAAGAGACTGACGAAAGCGAGAACCCACAACAAGAGGCCAATCAGGATAAACACGAAATCGATTTCGGTGGCGGTCCGGTCTTCCTGGATTTGGAAGAGGGAGAGGACGCGGACTTTATGAACGCCGTAGCCGATCTCCCGATAGAGCTGGTAGCCGCCCTGATCGCAATCACGCTCAAGGCCCTGGACATCCCGTTTTCTATGTGGGACCCGAACGCCGGAAACTTCCACAGCGCCCGCGCTCAAATGCTGGTCTACCTCCGAGCCTGCAAAGAGAAACGGGCCGCGATTCGCACGATTCTGTCCGACTGGTACGAGTGGCAAATTCAACGCGCCTTTGCTTACGGTGATTTGCTCCGCCCGTCTGGGATCGAATTGCCCAAGTATTTGTGGCAGCCCACGGGTACGCCATGGTGGAATCCCAGCCAGGAAGTGACAGCCCAAACCAAGGCCATCGACGCCGGCCTGAACAGCCGCCAACGCGTGGTTGCCGAGACGTTGGGAATCGACTGGTTCGACCTGGTGGAGGAATTGCAGATCGAAAAGGAAGCACTGGAAACAGCCGGGCTTGCGACCAACGCGACTAAGCCGACCGCGGGGCCGGGGAACTTCTCTCGACGATACGCGGAGTCACTTGCTACGTAGGGGCGAACTGATGACACGCCCGCCGCCTGACAATCACGCCAAACCGCCGCCCATTCCGCGGATGATACTACCGTTTACGCTCGCCGCCATAAGACGCCATGACAACCAAGACCCGCCAACGCAACCGCCGGTACCTGAAGAACTCCCCGCCCAGCGCGACGTTATACCGATCAGTGAGGCCCGCCGGGGAAAGCCAGGAGACGGCCCGCGTTGTGCGTGACGGGGGACGATTTGGGGCGGGGCTCATTCAATCGTTTGCCGTATGCACGCGTGGGGAGGCATTGGGCCACGGGCATTGGATCGACTCGACCTTCCTTGAGCAGTTAGACAACGCCATGGAGGCCGGAGACGAAACCGGCCTGAAGTCCCGGTTTACGCATCCGGACATGAGCGGGGACGGCCTTGCCAAGTTCATGGGCCGCGCCCACGTCCCGCAGTTGGAGGCAGGGGAACTACTCCGCGCAGACCTCCACCTGGCCAAGTCCGCCCACAGCACGCCGGACGGCAACCTGGCCGGCTACATCATGGATCGGACCGAGGAAGACCCGGCCAGCTTTGGTAGTTCGATTGTCTTCTATCACGACCACGAAGCCGAAATAGCCTTTCTGGAAGAACACGGGGCCGAATGGAAGCCAGATCCGTATTGGGGCGGGGAATACCTCGACCTGGAGAACTTCAAGTCACCTGACGAACGCAACACCAACAACCTGCCTCACGTCCGCCTGGCCGAATTGGAGGCCGTGGACCTGGTGGACAGCCCGGCCGCAAATCCGGGCGGCCTGTTTCATGCCTCCCCCGCTTTCGACTTTTCCGCCATGGCAGACTACGCCTTCGGCTTCTCCGACCAGAAGCCCGAGACGGCCGCCGCCTACGGCATTGACCCCGACCGAGCCCGCGCCTTTGTGACGCGATATTTGACGAACCGTCGCCTTTCCCTTTCGATAGGAGCCCCGCCCGTGGACCCCGCAGACAACCCGGAAACTCCCGCCGATCCCGACCCGACGCCTGACGCCGACTCCCCCGACACGCCGCCCGCCGATCCGAGCCCGGAGACGCCCGCCGATCCACCGGCCGCCGACACTCCGACCCCGCCGGCCGCCGACGCGCCCGAGGAACCGACCGAGCAGAGCGACCCCGGCCAGGACCCGCCGGCCGCCGACGCGCCCGAGGAACCGACCGAGCAGAGCGACCCCGGCCAGGACCCGCCGGCCGACGATCCGATTGCCTCCACGCTGGCCGAATACCGGCAAGCATTGGGTGATGACGCCGCGGCCTTTCGCGCCGTAAGCGAGGGCAAGACGATCCAGCAGGCGCAGGGTGAAATGATTGAAGCCCTACGCCAAGAGAACCTGCAATTGCGGGAGCAACTCGCCCTGCAGGAAAAGGAAGAACCGGGAGCCATCCCGACCAAGCCGAGCCGCCAAGGCCGGAAACCGCTGTCAAGGATTGCCGGAAGGCATCCGAAATAGCGGCCTGATTGACGCCCGCCGTTTTCAACCTGTTAGACGCCCGTAACCATCCAGGGGCTAACGCCCCTGGCTCGCCAAATTAGCTGCCTGACCACGCCGCCGTGTGGCGAGTGTCCCGCCCTGCCAGGCCATCCCGTCGCGTCATCCTGACGCCGGCCGACTCGGGGCGCTCGCCGCGCAACACATCTTATCTTAGGAGCCATTCCCCATGGCCGACGATCTCAGAACAGCCGCCGAACTGTTGATCATCAATGATCAGAACTTGGCCGATATCGAAGTTTCCGACCTGTTGGACGAAGCGCCGGTTCTCGCCATGCTGGCCGCCGACGAAGCCAGCAACGGCACCGTCCACAAGTACACGAAGCAGACCGGCGCGCCCGTCGTCGGCTATCGTGACGCCAACGCCGGACGCGCTCACGACGTGTCCGACGACACGCTGGTTACGATCAGCCTGGCCATCATGGACGCCTCCAACCACGTCGACAAGGCGATTGCCAACGCGTGGAAACACGGACCAGAGGCGTACCTTGACCGCCAGAACTTGCGACACCTCCGGGCGAGCTTCTCCTACGCCGAGAAGCAAATCTTCCAAGGCACCGGCCTCGACTCTGACGGGCCGGACGGATTCCCCGACGCCGCCGGCCTCGACGCTCTGGCCGATGGCATGGTCTTGGGGGCGGGTGGTTCCACCGCCTGTACGTCGGTCTACGCCATCCGCACCACGCCGGACTTCACCAATTGCACCTTCATCATGGGCAACGAAGGGAAGATCGACTGGGGCGAGAGCTTCGAGTTCTTTGCAGAAGACGCGTCGG